GCAAGAGCAGGTGGTGGTGGCGGTGGTGGATCAGGACCGGCAGCAACAAGCACTGCAGGTGGAAGCGGTGGAACAGGCGGTGGTGGAGCAGGAGCACCTTCACCAGGAGGTTGTCATTCTACTGCTGGAACAGTAAACACTGGTGGTGGCGGTGGCGGAGGACCAGTCTCTGATGGTACAATTAGTGGCGCAGGTGGATCTGGTATAGTGATAATAAGGTATAAATTTCAATAATTATGACAAGCACAATTAAAGTAAATACAGTAACAACAGAATCAGGAAGCACTTTAACTTTAGGTGAATCTGGTAAAACAGTAACCCTTGCATCAGGTGCATCTCAATCAGGATTCGGTAGAACAGGAACTGTAGATTGGCAGACATCTATTCAAACATCTGCGAGTTTTACCGCAGTAAATGGTCAAGGATTTTTTATAGATACGTCTAGTAATGCAATTACAGCAAATTTACCAGCAGGAACAGCGGGATCAATTGTTGCTTTTGCTGATTATGCAAGAAATTTTGCAACAAATAATTTAACAATAACACCAAATGGATCTCAAAAAATAGGTGGAATTGCATCTTCTGCAAAATTAAATGTGGATGGTCAAGGATCAACATTTGTATATGCAGATGATACAAAAGGTTGGATTAACGTTCAAAACGCAGAAGATACAGAACAAGGAGCTACATTTATAACAGCAACAGGTGGAACAATCACAACAGTTTGTACAAATTTTAAAGTTCATACTTTTACCGGCCCAGGAACTTTTTGTGTTTCTGCTGTAGGTAATCCAGCAGGTTCTACTACGGTAGATTATTTAGTAGCTGCAGGAGGGGGTGGTGGTGCATCTCAACACTCTGGAGGAGGAGGTGCAGGAGGTTTAAGATTTTCCGCATCAACTTTTACTGCTCCACCTACTAGTGCACCTTTTGCAGGATCAGCTTTACCAGTTTCAGCAACTGCTTTTCCAATAGTAGTTGGAGGAGGAGGGGCAGCTAGACCTGGTACGAGTTCTCCAAGTGGTTCTTGTAGTCAAGGAAATTCAGGAAACAATTCAAGTTTTTCAACAATAACATCTACTGCAGGAGGCGGTGGAGGTGGTTATGGTTCTGCTCCACGATGGTTAGGTCTTGCAGGTGGTTCAGGTGGTGGTGGTGGAAGTCAATGTGGAACAGGTGGTGCAGGAAATACGCCCCCAACAACTCCTAGTCAAGGAAATACTGGTGGAGATGGAGGTCCTTCTATATTTACTGGTGGAGGTGGTGGTGGTGCTGGTGCTGTAGGTGCTGATTCTGGTCCCCCTCAAGCTGGAAATGGTGGCGTTGGATTACAAGTTAATATAAATGGTACAGGACATTATTGGTCTGGTGGTGGCGGTGGTGGAAGTGAATCAAATAGAACAGGGGGAAATGGTGGACTTGGTGGTGGCGGAGGTGGTGGATCTATGCCAAGTGGCACACAAGGCACAGGAGGTGGTAGTGCTTTAAATTCAGGAGCAGATGCATCTTCTGGTGATGGTGGAGCAGGAGGCGACAATACAGGTGGTGGAGGTGGTGCATCAGGTGCAAATAATAAAACAGGAGCAACTGGTGGGAGTGGAATAGTAATAATAAGGTATAAATTTCAATAATTATGACAAGTACAATTAAAGTAAATACAGTAACAACAGAATCAGGATCTACACTAACATTAGGTGGATGCGGAAAAACTGTTGCTTTAGCATCAGGTGCATCACAAACAGGATTTGGTAGAACAGGGACTGTTGATTGGCAAACAGGAAGTATTAAGACAAGCACATTCACAGCAGTCAATGGTCAAGGATTTTTTGCAGACACATCTTCAGGATCATTCACAATGAATTTACCTGCGGGAACTGCAGGTAACATTGTATCTGTAGCAGATTATACAAATACTTTTCAAACACACGCTTTGACAGTTGCACCAAACGGATCACAAAAAATAGGTGGAATTGCAGCATCGACAGTTTTAAATACAGAGGGTCAATCAATTACTTTAGTTTATGTAGATGACACTGAAGGGTGGAAAAATGTTCAAGATTCAACCTCCAATGTCACTGGTAATCCTTTTTTAGTCGCTTCTGGTGGAACAGAAACAACTTCAGGAAATTTTAAAATACATACTTTCACAGGCCCCGGTACTTTTACAGTTAGTAACGCATCTTCTACAGCTGCAGAAAATATAGTTTCTTATTTAGTAGTCGCTGGAGGTGGTGGTGGTGGAGGTAGACACGGAGGCGGTGGTGGAGCTGGCGGTTTTAGAGAATACAAAGGTCCAGCTGATTGCTATACAGCATCTCCGTTAAATGGAAATCCAGGTGGAACAGCAGTAACCGTTACAGCACAAGCCTACCCAATTACAGTAGGAGCTGGAGGAGCTGCAGGAGTTTTTAGACCGGCTCCAGTTTGTAGTGGTGGAGTGGGTGTTAGTTCAGTTTTTAGTACAATTACATCAACTGGTGGTGGCGGAGGTGTTAGTGCTGGTCAAGACGCTACTGCACCAATAACAAGAGATGGTGGTTCAGGTGGAGGTGGTGCTTATAATGGTTATACAAATATTCCTTCTATATCTCCAAACCACGTTGGTGGAAGTGGTAATACTCCTCCGGTAAGTCCCTCACAAGGATTTGGTGGTGGAACTGCACAATCAGGCGCTCCTTACGCAGGTGCAGGTGGCGGTGGTGCTACAGCAGCAGGAGCAAATGCAGCGCCAGGAACTGGTGGTGCAGGAGCAACAACTTCTATAACAGGTTCACCTGTAGCTTATGCAGGCGGTGGTGGAGGTGGATCATATGTTCCAGGTGGTGCAGCAGGACCAGGTGGAACTGGTGGTGGCGGTGCTGGTGGTCCACAAGGTAATGAAGGATCAAATGGAACTGATAATACAGGTGGTGGTGCAGGTGGAACTGGAGATGATCAACCAGGAAGTCCAGCGTGTACATCTCCACAAAAAGGTGGTGTTGGTGGCAGTGGAATTGTGGTAATAAGGTATAAATTTCAATAGGTAAATTATGAGTGAAATAAAAGTAAATAAAATTAGTCCAAGAACAGCGTGTGGTACAACTACATTAGGGGATAGTGGAGATACATTTACAATTCCTGCTGGTGTAACAATTACCAACAATGGAACTGCAAATGGTTTTGGAGCGACAGGTGCTGTTAATTGGCAAACAACAGTTAAGACATCAACTTTTACAGCCGTTGCTGGTGAAGGATATTTTGTGGACACATCAAGCGGGAGTGGTTTTAATGTTAACCTTCCTGCAGGAGTTGCTGGAGCGGTTGTTGGATTTAAAGATTATGCAGGAACTTTCCCCGCAAAAAATTTAACACTTGTTCAAAATGGTTCAGATAAAATTGGTGGTGATGCAGCTAATGTGCCTTTAACTCAAGAGGGTCTTGCGGTAACATTAGTTTTTATAGATTCAACAAAAGGTTGGTTAGTAACAGATTCAGGTCTACAATCAGAAGCTCAAGCAGCAAAATATGTTGCAGCGACAGGTGGTAATGCAGTGATTACTTGTGGTGATCATAAAATACATGTTTTTACAGGTCCTGGAACATTTTGTGTTTCTTGTTCAGGTAATCCTCAAGGTGTAGATACAGTAGATTATTTAGTTGTAGCTGGCGGTGGTGGTGGCGGTGGAACTGAAGGTGGTGGTGGAGCAGGTGCTGGAGGTTTTAGAGCCTCTGGTGGAACTGCATCAGGCAATTATACCGTTTCTCCATTAAGTTCTTCTCCAGCTCCTGTAGCTGCTTTACCAGTGTCAGTGCAAGGATATTCAATAGCTGTAGGAGCTGGTGGGACTGCTGGAACTGCCCCTCCGTCAGCTATAGTTGGTGGAAGTGGAGGAGTTTCAACTTTTTCAACAATACAATCTGCTGGTGGTGGTGGAGGTGGTCCTGGAGACAATTGTAATAGTACCCCTGCTGGTTCTGGTGGGTCTGGTGGTGGGGCAGGTTCTAACAGCCCATCTTCAAGTTTTGGTGCAGGTAATACACCTCCTGTAGCTCCAGCTCAAGGAAATCCTGGAGGTCAAGTATCAAGTCCAACACCTAATGCAAATGGTTCTGGAGGTGGTGGTGGTGCCGGAGCAACTGGTGGTGATGGTAAATCACCTGGAGGTGGTGATGGTGGTATAGGAAGCTATTCAGCTATAACTACATCCACTTGTTATGGAACACCTGGACCTGTTGGATCAGTAAGATATTATGCAGGTGGTGGTGGTAGTGGACTTTATGGTCCTGGACCTATAGGTGCTGGTGGTGCAGGTGGTGGTGGAGATGGTGGAAGAAGCACCCCATCTTCTAATGTTGGAAGTGGAACTGCAAATACAGGTGGTGGCGGAGGTGGATCTGGACCTAACCCAGGTCAATCTCCTTCAAATGCAGGAGGCACAGGTGGTTCAGGTATAGTAATAATAAGATATAAATTTCAAGGTTCATAACAGTTGAATGGTAATTAAAATTAATATATAAGGAGAATATTATGGCACATTTTGCAAAACTAGGAGCTAACGGAAAAGTCATATCAGTATTAACTTTAGATAATAAAGATATGTTAAATGCTGATGGTGTTGAAGACGAATCAGTAGGTCAACAATATTTACAATTACATAATAATTGGCCTGCGGAAATGTGGATTCAAACATCTTATAATACAGCTGGTAATCAACATAAATTAGGTGGTACACCTTTTAGAGGAAACTACGCAGGTATTGGTTATGAGTGGGATGAAGATAACAATATGTTTTTTCCTAAAAAACCACACGCTTCTTGGGTCAAAGATACTACAACTGCAAGGTGGAAATCACCAATCGGTGATGCTCCAGAGTTGACTGCAGAACAAGAATCACAAAATGCAGCTGATACTCACCAGTGGTTTTATAAATGGAATGAAGAAGGCCAGTCTTGGGACTTGACAGATAGCAAAGCTTAAATTACAAAGGTATGTGGTATGCAAAAGAAAGTATTATCTGAAATAGCATTATATTACGGTGATGTGGCAATGCCTAAAGATTGGGACATTGATCGAGATAAATTACAAAACGATATTTTAAAATCACAGGTTACAGATTCACCTTTTCCATTTTCAAAAGAGTTTGATAAGTTAACCACATATATAAGAGAGCATATAGCTTTAGAATATAATTTTACTTTAGTTAATAAAGGTATATGGGGTGATATGTATAAGCCTAAAGAAACTACAATTCCATTATTAAATATTGATCCGGTGGATCTACGTAACTCTCCAGACTTTACATTATTATATGGTGTTAAAGTTAAAGATTGTAATGTTAGAATACATTATGAAGATAATAGACGTAAAGGTAGATCTTGGGATATCCCACTAACTAATAATAAATTTATAATGTTTCCATCAACAAATATGTATTACATAACTAACAACCAACAAGATAGTTTAAATTTTGTACAAACAATAACTTATGAATATATCTAATTACTATTGGTATTTCAGTGGTGTTCTCACACCTAGATTCTGTAATGATGTTATAGCTTATGCTAATAAACAAAAAGAAGTTATGGCTAGAACTGGCGGATATGGAGATAGAAAATTAAAAGAGGATGAGGTTAAAAATATGCAGCGTAAAAGAAAGTCTGATCTGGTATGGCTTAATGATACCTGGATATATAAAGAATTACATCCTTATGTGCATGAAGCAAATAAAGCTGCAGGTTGGAACTTTGACTGGGACAGATCTGAATCTTGTCAGTTCACAAAATATAAATTAAATCAATACTATGATTGGCATTGTGATAGCTGGGATAAACCTTATGACAGACCCAATACACCAGATCACGGTAAGATTAGAAAACTATCGATGACTTGTCAGTTAACAGACGGATCAGAATATCAAGGTGGTGAATTAGAATTTGATTTTAGAAATTACGATCCACACATGAGAGACGAATCAAAACATAGAATACAATGTAAAGAGATATTACCAAAAGGATCTATTATTGTATTTCCTAGTTTTGTATGGCATAGAGTTAAACCAGTAACATCAGGCACAAGATATAGTCTTGTGGTATGGCATTTAGGGAGGCCTTTTAGATAATGTTTATAAATAGTTATTTTTCAACTGTAATTTGGAATGAGGAAAAACCAGAGTTTGTTAAGTCATTAAATAAAGCGAGTAACAAATATATTAGTGAGGCTCGTAAAAGAGAAAAAGAATATATAAAAAAATTTGGTGACTTTGGAAGAAGTTATCACTCGACACCACTTACACTTGATAATGATTTTTTAGATTTTAGGAATTACATTGGTCAAAAATCTTGGGAATATCTAGATCATCAGGGTTATGATATGTCACAATATAATACTATGTTTAGTGAGTTATGGGTACAAGAATTTGCTAAAAAAGGTGGTGGTCATCATTCTGCACACATACATTGGAATCAACATGTGTCAGGTTTTTATTTTTTAAAATGCAGTGACAAAACTTCTTTTCCAATATTTCATGAACCAAAGACTGGAGCACGAACAACAAAATTAAAAATGAAGCCAGATTTAAAAGGTGTATGGACAGGTCATGAAAATTTTCACATCAAACCCACACCAGGAATGTTAATTATATTTCCAGGTTATCTAGAACATGAATTTGCAGTGGATCATGGTAAAGAGCCTTTTAGATTTATACATTGGAACATACAAGCTGTTCCAAAAGAAATGACTAAAGATGTTTAAAAAGAAAAAGTATACAGTTATCCGTCAAGCAATATCTAAAGATCTTGCAACGTTTATTGCAAATTATTTTACAATGCAGAAACGGGTTTATGACACTTGTAGACAAGCAAGATACTTTTCACCATTTGAAACTATTATTGGATATTATGAAGGAGAAAACGAACAGATACCAAATACATATAGTCAGTATTCTAATATGGCTATGGAAACATTATTATTAAAATGTCTTCCTAAAATGGAAGAAGCAACAGGACTTAAATTATATCCTGCTTATACCTATGCAAGAATTTATAAAAAAGGCGATGAACTTAAAAGACACAAAGATAGGTTTAGTTGTGAGATATCAACTACAATGAATCTCGGTGGTGATGATTGGCCTATATATCTAAGTCCAAATGAAAATGTAGGTGCGCCTGATGGTAAGAATATTACAGCAGCTAGTAAGGCAAAAGGAGTTAGAGTAGATCTAAAACCTGGAGATATGTTGGTTTATAGAGGTGTGGAATTAGAACATTGGAGAGAAAAATTTAAAGGCAAAGAATGTATACAGGTTTTTCTGCATTATAATAATCGTAAAACACCGGGAGCTAAAGATAACATGTTCGACAAACGTCCACATTTAGGTCTTCCTTCCTGGTTTAAACGATGATATAATCTTTAGATGGGGGCAGTACACCACCACATACCTACTGTCCCCTTTTAAGGATTATTTATGAGTTTAGGATTTGACGCAATATCAGCATTACCTTTTGCTACATCAGGGCCTGATAGCGACGTAGCAGTAGTTGTAACAGGTAATCAATTAACTATTACCATTGGAAGTGCAGGTATTATAGCGGATGCTGTTACAGAGGATGCTACATCTAACCCATTAACTTTAGGTCTTGGTACCTTAAGTATTTCAGGTCAAGCAAATATAAGTGTTACAGCTAACCCGCTAACACTAGGTGTTGGCACTGTTACAGTCACGGCAGATGCCACAGCTTCTCCTACAGCAAATGCATTGACGTTGGCGACTGGAAATGTTACAATCACAGGCACGGCACTTGTAAGTCCTAGTGGAGTTCCATTAACGGTAAGTACAAAAGAGCCGGGTATAATAACATGGAATGAGATTATTCCAGGAGCAAACATGGTTTGGACGCCTATAGATCCGAGTTAAAATTATGGCATCAACATTTTCATCAGATTTAAAATTAGAAATAGTAGCAACTGGAGAGAAAGCTGGTCTTTGGGGCACTATTACAAATACTAACTTACAGATTTTAGAACAAAGCGCTAGTGGTTATCAAGAAATTGATTTGGCTGGTGCGAGTGTAACTTTACTTTTATCAGATGGTGCAACATCAAATGGTAAAAATTTTTATTTAAAATTATCTGGGACTTTAGCTGGTGACAGAACTTTAACAATGCCATCAGGATCTGAAAGAGTTTGGATCATAAGTGATGAAACAGTTAGAGGAGGATCAAATAGAACATTAAGTGTGT